CAAGCTTACTGATCTCCATCTTGCCCTCGCGGAACTGGCTGGCCCCGAGTGGGTCGATTGGTATGCCAACGCCTTTGCAGTACACCTGCAGGCGCAGATAGCTGTCGGCATGGCGGTAGGAAACCTGATCCCCGACCAACTTGTCCGTGTCTCTGATGTTGTTGAGACAATGGAAGACACTGCGAAAGTCAGAATTTCCCCCGTCTCTGTCCAAGCAGACATCGACGCAGCGCGGTTTATCGAAGATGAACTGGAACGAATTCCATATGACATAGAGCGCCAAAAAAACATGGCGGAAGATCGCGAATCCTTGGGGGATTGATGAAAAGAGTTTTTGCCGCGATTCTTTTTTTGCTCCCCGTTAGTGCGTGGGCCGTCCCGATGACGCGCTGCGATGACGGGATTCATTATTACGTTACCGCAGACGGCGCAAGCACATGTCCTCCTGCGGTTACATTTCTCGTGGTTGAGCCGCAATCAGACGAGGTTTTGGTGCGCGGGGGAACGGGGACTGCAAACGGGACAGTCTATGTTTCCATTAGATCCTCCTGCACGCCAACAAGGTGGCGCAATGTCCACGAAGGCAGCGGGGACATTGCACGAGGAAATGACGCCGACGTTTCGGACGGAACGTTTAGCGTGACAGTAACCGGGCTGTCTGCGGATACGCCATATTGTGCGTTTGTAGGGCAAAGATCATCCACGCAGAAAGTATCAAGACCTCGCATTGCTTCCTTCCGCACAAAAGAAGAATCGGTCCCGCCGCCCGAGGAAGAAGTTGCCATTACCGGAGGAGATGATTGGTTTTACTGTAACGCCACTGGCAACGACTCCAACAATGGGCGCACAGCCGCCACAGCCAAAAAGACGCTTCCATCTTCTGATAACCATATGGTCCCTGGTGACGACATGTGGCTATGCACCGGGTCTGTATGGAATGGCTTGCAGCACAAGGTCACAAGACAGGGATCGGCCCAAAACATCAATGAAATCGGCTGCTACTACGTGGCCTCTGGCGTTGCGTACAAGTGTGTTGACGGACAAATGGGGTTGGCGACCAGAGATGCCAAACCGGTTATCCGTGGTGGATTAACCGCAGCCTGCATTCAGGCCAGAACTTGCAATTACCCTAATGCCACGTCACAGAGCAAGGTTGATGGCGTTTCAAGCATTTACGATGGACAGTTCGTAATCACCTCCACTGCCGATTACACAACCGTCAGCAACATCGCCATCGAATACAACCGATATTACGGCCTGACTATGGTCGGGGCCGGAACAGAAGGCTCGTTGCACCATGTGACGATTGATGGCGTTGATGGGAGGTACACTGGTCACGGCGGTTTCATCGTTGGAACTAACGGTGTTCAAGATGTCATCGTGAGAAATTCCTCTGGGTATTACATGGGCACTTGCTACATGCAGAAGCAAGGTGGCGGGGTTCCCGCAGGCGTTGACATGTACGCCTGTGTGACGGGCAACCCCCGATGGCCGGGGATATTTATTCAGTTTTCGCGATCTGATCGAATGCGCGCCCTTGTTGAATACAATGAATTTGCAAGGGGGTGGGGGGAAGGAATATCCGCTTTCAACAGCAGAAACACTCACAGCATTTGGCGAAACAACAAAGTGATGAACACCTGGTCAGACGGGATCTATCTGCCAGAAACTCAAGACACTGTTGTTGAAAACAACATAATTGTTGCCGGGTCTGGTGAGATGGATCTTGCCGGAAGAAATGTCGGAAAGATGTTTAAGTGCATCCACATGGGGGTGGAGGTAAATACAAGACCGCCGTCAATCAGAAACGTGGTCAGAAACAATCTGTGTGTTGGGCCAAAGAATGGCACACATATGGACGTGATTAACATAAATTCCCCCTACACATCAGTTGGGGCAAAAATTTACGGCAACACCTTTATTGTTGCAGACCTCAGAGGTCATTGGATGGATCTTGATTCCAACAATTTCGCAGAGCTTGATTACAAGAACAATGTTTTGTGGACTCAAGAAGTTACCGCATCCAACATGTGCCTTCAGAGGACTGGGGCGTCTCTTGGAACATACGCTTATAACCACTGGTACACGACCCCGTCAGCCGCAGTTTGTCAAAACGCCAATGATTCGTCTGGAGTGCCCGGCATTACAGTTTCCAACTATGCCACATGGCAGGCTTACAGCACCCAGGATGGTGAAAGCCCCACCTGGCCCACGTTTGCTGATGCCGCCCCGACAATCGGTGGAGATATAAAAAATACTGGAGCCGTTCTAACCAGCACTATTTTAGATACCTCCAACTTCGGTTCCGCGTGGACGAACATGACAAACCAGCCCAGTGCAACCGAGTGGGTCAAGGCGCTGACTCTTGACGCAACAGGGGCGGTGCGCGATGGCACACCGAGCAAAGGAGCTGTCGAGTGACCGCACCGACTCTGGTCTCTGAAGCGTCTGGTGGTTACACCGCACAGAGCACTTCGCACGCTATCAATCTCCCGGCGACCGTGAACTCGGGGAATCGGCTTGTCGCTGTTGCGGTGATGCGGCAAGACGCATCTGGTGACGCATCGTTCACCTGGCCCGCCGGTTGGACCGAGCTGATCGACACCTACACCGACTCAACTCTGTGTATCACGGCTGGATGGCGAATAGCTGACGGAACTGAGGGTGGCGGCACAGTAACGATCACAAGCACGAAAACCGAAAGGATAACCTTTAAAAGCTGGTGCTTCTCGGGTGCCGGGAATGTCTACGCTGGCGTAAACAGTTTGGTCAGCAGCACGACAACCGACCCGCCGTCCCTTGATCCTGGGCTAGGATCGAGAGATTACCACTGGATTGCTGTGGCCGGAGCAGCCGGAAATCGCGGTATCAGCTCGTACTTTTCTGGATACAGCAACACGGGAACCGCGCAACCTTCCATCGCGGCTCCGGAAGATGCGACTCTGGCTTGGGGCCGTAAAACATCGACCGCATCATCTGAAAATCCGGGGGCACTGACGTGGGCAGCGTCGGCCAGCAACTATGGGATCACCATCGGCGTAGTCGAGCTTCCCCCAACGATTTCCGTTGACGACTCGACGATTGACCTCGACTCCACCATCACGATCACGAAATCGACAAACTGGAACGGGGCAATCACCGCTTCCACGATTGGCGGAGGCGCGATAACGCTGTCAGGCGCAGGGGCAACGACTCGCACATTCTCTGTCGATGTCGATGACTTCCTGCCAGGTGGCACGCTGAACGCGGTGAAGTGGTACACAAATGCCACTTTGTCCATCACAGACAGTGATGGCGCGATGACCACGACGGTCCAGATCAGCCCCACGCTCACTGAATCTGAGGACTACGTCGAGACTACCGGCGGCGACACGGTAGACACGTACAACCCGGTCTCTGGCGCGGTTGCTGGGGATGCGTTTTTCTCCTACTGGCACACCGGGAACGGTGTCCGTGATGAGACGATTGTTGGAACGACTAACGCAGGGTCGGGGTATTTCGCCCCCGCCACCCTCCCCTCGATGGGAAGGCGGATGGCGTATGACGTGTCCGGCGCAGTGTGGCTGACGGCGGTTGACACGGTTCTTTTCGAGGCTGATGAACCTGTACCGTATCAATCGCTTTCGTCGTACAAGCCAGACGAGACGACGTATACCAACCTCATCCTCTGGTCGAACGAGTTCGGGCATTCGTCATGGACTAAGACCCGCGCATCCGTGGTATTTGACCACGATGTTTCTACACCACGAAAAACAGGTGCTTGGACGCTTGTCGAAGACGGGACGGCATCGAATACGCACTACGTCGAGCAGGCAATCACGCCTGCTGCTACAACGGTGTACACCGCCCGTGCCGTGGTCAAGGCGTCCAACAGGACACAGGCGGCGATTGCTCTGACGGGGGCGGGGAACTCAGACAGCATTGTTATATTCGACGTTTCCGCTGGCACGTTTGTCGCAACGTCAGGAACAGCCCCTACAGGGTATTCCATCAGCGAACTGGAGCAAGGGTCAGGCTGGTGGGTGATTTCGTTGTACTGGACGACAACCTCAACAGCTTCGATGACCATGCGGGTTTACGCGGCGGCATCGGGCAGCGTGACATTCTCTGGCGCGTCTCAAGAGTCGCTGCTGATTGCTGATGCCATGATCCACACAGGATCAGCGGTCCAGACGTACATTGACACAGAACGTGCGACGATGGCGTCCAACAAGGTTCTTGTTCGTTCTTACATCACGCACAACCTGATTGCCCAGTCGAACACGATGAGCAATGCCGCGTGGACGAAGACGCGATCAAGCATCAGCGGCAGTATCTCCCTCAACTCCAACGCAACGGGCGGGTGGCAATCCTCGACCATCTATAGACTGTTGGAAGACGCCACAGCATCGAGCACCCACCTCGCAGCCAACACTGCAGACGGGATCACCGGAAACCCGGCTGACCTCGTCAGCATCCGTTTTGTAGCGCAGGGCGATGGTACAAGAGACCACGTTGCGATTCGCGTCTACGGGGACAGCAACTCAAACTATTTCGAGTATGTGATCGACCTGTCAGATGGCACCACATACTCAAGCGCAGTGGGTGGAACTGGCTCGCTTCACAGTGCGGCGACCACTCTCGTTGACACCGTCTCTACTCGTCCGGTGTACGAAGTGACACTTCGTGGATGGCCGACGACGACAAGTGACACGGCCATTTATCAAGTCGAGGTATACAACCACAACGCCACCACGACCAGCTACAACGGCACTGGCACGAACGGTGTATATATAGGAAAGGTTCACGTCTGGAATGGGTATGAAGCGCCGTACTACGACGAAACCACAACGGCAACCCAACCATTCGCAGGGACGATCAACTCTGCAACGATCAATGGAGTCAGTGCCACGATTGCGAGCGCAAACCAGTCCACGGTGACGGTCACGCTTCCGGGGGTTGATGAGTTTGACGACGGGGGGACGCACGCTGCGACCCGGTGGCGGGTAGTGCAAGACCTCGTAATCGGTGATGGGGTGACAACCGATACCGGCGCGATCACGTTTGAGCCGCTGTACCTTGCCAACTTCGGCACTCTGTCCGCAGGATTTAGCGGTCTTGCGCCGACCGGATCGGCTGAAGGTGATGATGGGTATATCAGGGTCCTGAGCGGGGCGGGGACTGTTATTACGTCCTCTATGACGTTTGTGCCAAGTCAAAACAGCACGATCCGCAGGATGGTGTATGACGTTTCTGGCAGTGCGTGGCTTGCTTACACGGACAATATCGAATCTGCACCTCTGACATCGGTGGAACGTGGGATCGTGATGGGGGCCGTGAGGTCTGCGGTTAAAAAAGTTGTTGAGGTGATTACATGAGTCTCAAATATGTTTCAGGCACGTTCTCAGCAAACGGGAACAGCTCGATTATTGAAGTAAAAGAAAGGGCGATTGCTTTTATCGGTTCCTCTGGGGGGACTGATTTCGGCGCAGGCACAGTGACCGTGCAGTTACAGAGTCCGACTGGTGACTGGTGCAACAGCCAGCAGACGGCGACCAGCTCAGACGTTTTGGCGATTGATGTTGTCATCCCGACAACCGTGCGCCTGAATCTTTCCGGCTCAACCAGCCCAGACCTGGATTACGCCATTCAGTCCGACGTGACGAATATCGTTGAATGAAGACTATCCGTAAAAGCGTCGATGAGAAGTTGTACATCTCATTTGAGTATGACGCTGATGTTTCGTCCTCATCCTGGGCAACCACGGGCGGAACGCTTTCTGGCGCGGGAACGAATGGCGACTCTGCGTATGTGTACATCTCAGCCGGGACGCTTGGGCAGCAGTACACAGTGACCAACGATGCCACGTTGTCTGACGGGCAGATCATCGAGCGCAGCATCAACGTGCTTTTGGTGACGAAATAATGCCGATGGAATTTAAAACCTTCGGTATGCCAAGAGGCTATCGCTTCGGGCCGATGTTTGGGCGGCTTACCATCGAGAAGTTCACCCAGGATGTCATTGAGTATTTTGAACACTGCGAGAAGGCTGGATTCATTCCAACGATGTCCGGCATGGCGGCGCATTGCGGAACCAGCAGGAAGACGATTGAAGATTGGAACGAGCGACGACGTGGCGACCCAGCCTTTGATCCGTTTTTAAACATCGTTGACCAGGCAAGGGCATACATCGAAGCTGACTTAGTACAGTGCATGTTGCAAGGCAAACATGCGGCCCCTGGCGCGTTTGCGTTGATCCTGAAGAACAACCACGGTTTTGTTGAGAAGACTGAGCAGGTGGTTGATGTTGATGCCCGTGTAGGCGTGAGACAGCTCGTTGTCGAAGGCGTCGATCCAAACCCCTAGGGTCTTCTTGCCGTTGTACCGGCCCAATCGGTACAAAGTGTTGTACGGTGGCAGGGGTGGCGCGAAGTCCTGGGCGATTGCCGACGCTCTTTTAGTGAGAGCCTGGAAGGATCAACTTCTGATCCTGTGTACCCGCGAACTTCAGAAGTCGATCAAGGAATCAGTCCACAAACTGCTTTCTGATCGCATCGAAGCCCTGGGACTGATAGGTGAATACGAAATCCTCAACATGGAAATCCGTGGCAGGAACGGCTCGCGGTTCATTTTCGCTGGACTCAAGCACAACATCACCGAGATCAAGTCCACGGAAGGCGTGGATATCTGCTGGGTTGAAGAAGCGGAAAAGGTCACAGACGCATCGTGGAAAACCCTCATTCCAACGATTCGGAAGCCTGGCAGTGAAATCTGGATCAGTTTCAACCCCAACCTCATCACGGACGCGACGTATCAGCGGTTTGTTTTAAATCCGCCGCCTGATGCCTGGGTGCAGAAAGTCTCGTGGCGGGATAACCCGTGGTTTCCCGATGTTCTTAAAAATGAGATGGAATACCTCAAGTCCAAAGACGAAGAAGAATACCGGCACATTTGGGAAGGGGAACTGAAGGTCTTCGCAGATGGCGCTATCTACAAAAAGCAACTGGACAAGATGCGAAAGGATGGGCGGTTGTGTTCTGTGCCTATCGAATCCGGGGTTGAGGTTCACACGTTCTGGGATTTGGGAAGGGACGACGAAACGGCAATCTGGTTCATGCAGCAGGTGGGCCGGGAATATCACTTCATCGACTACTATTCGGCGCGGTTTGAGGACATTGATCACTATGCCAGGGTCATCAAGTCGAAGAACTACAACTACGGAACGCACTGGATGCCGCACGACGTACAGGCTCAAGTGTTGGGGATGAAGACTACCCGTAAATCTATGTTTGAGACTGCTGGTGTCAGGCCGGTTGAAGTAGTTGAGCGGGTCAATGACCTGATGGATGGAATTGAAATGGTGAAACAGGTTTTTGACTCATGCTGGATTGATGAAACCCGGTGTGCAGAGGGGTTCAAGGCTTTGGCGAATTACTCACGTCAATACGACGACGAAAGGGATACCTACTCTGAAAGGCCGGTACACAACTGGGCTAGTAACGGGGCTGATGCATTCCGGCAATTTGCTCAAGGATACAAGAGTCAAACTGTGGTGATTCCTCAGACGCTTAAATATCAACCGATGTCTGGCGGGTGGATGCGGTGACGAAAGATGAAAAACTGCTATCCGAAGCCCTGAAACGCTTCGAGGCCGCGCAGACGGCAGAACAGGAAAACCGTGACCTTGCCATTGAGGATTTCCGGTTTGCTGCCGGTGAGCAGTGGCCGTCTCAAATCAAGGATGAGCGCGACCGGCAGAATCGCCCTTGCCTGACGTTTAACCGTCTTCCTGCTTTCATCCGTCAGGTCACAGGGTCTGCAAGGCAGAACAAGCCTGCGATCAAAGTGATTCCCGTTGATTCGGGTTCTGATATCGAACTGGCGGAAATCTACAACGGGATCATCAGGAATATCGAAGCGCAATCCCGCGCCGAAGAAGCCTATATGACGGCTTTTGAAAATGCGGTGACTGGAGGGCTTGGTGGCGGGTGGCGAATCTGCACCGAGTATTCCTCGGACGATTCGTTTGAGCAAGACATCCGTATTAAGCGTATTTCCAACCCGTTTGCGATCTACTGGGACAACAACGCAAAAGACTTCGACAAGTCTGACGCTCGTTGGTGTTTCGTATCCGAGTGGGTCAGTAAAGAAGCCTTTGAGGCGAAATACCCTAACCATACACCTACGGATTGGAAGGGCGACTATTCCCGCCTGAACGCATCGTCACGATTCTGGGTAAACGATGACCGGGTGCGGTTGTCTGAATACTGGGTCAAAACCCCTGTCAAGAAAACCATCGGACTGCTCAACGGGCAAACGCTAGAGGTAAAACCAGGGCTTGAGTCCTTGCCGTGGGAAATGATCCGTGAAGTTGATAGCTTCAAGGTCGAAAGATATTTGTTGTCGGGCCACGCCATCCTCGAAGCCGCGAAGGAATTCCCGTCAAAGTGGATTCCAATCATCCCCTGTTACGGGCCGGAGGAGTGGATTGACGACCGGATTCGCTACGTATCGCTGATCCGGTACGCGAAAGACCCGATGAGAATGTACAACTTCTGGCAATCGACTATCGCAGAAAAGATTGCGATGGCTCCAAAAAGCCCGTGGCTGGTTACGCCGCAGATGATCGCTGGCCTTGAGGGGTGGTGGAACAAGGCAAACGTCGATAATGCGCCCTATCTTCCATACAACCCCGACCCTGCTGGCGGGCGACCGCAACGCCAGGAACCTGCGTATGTGAACGCTGCCGAGATACAGCAGTCTGCTCAAGCCGTGGATGATCTCAAAGCCACGATGGGGTTGTACGACGCATCCCTTGGGAACCAGGGCAATGAGACGAGCGGCAGGGCGATCATTGCACGCCAGAGGGAGGGAGATAACGCCACGTTTGCGTGGATCGACAACCTTGCGAGAGCAATCCAGCACACGGGCCGAATCCTGGTTGACCTCATCCCGAAGATTTACGACACGCAACGTGTTGTGAGGATTCTCGGGGAGGATGGGTCGCAGAACATGGTTGAGATCAACACCGTAGTGGGCGACACCATCGTCAACGATTTGTCTATTGGTAAGTACGACGTTGAAGTAACGACTGGGCCGAGCTACAGGACTCGACGGATTGAATCTGCGGAATCCTGGTTGGCGTTGTCTCAGGCCATGCCGCAGGTCGGTCAGGTTGCTAGTGATGTGGTCGTTAGAAACCTCGATCTACCTGGAAGTGATGAGGTTGCCGACCGGCTGAAGAAGGCGCTGCCGCCGGGGATGGTGGATGTTGATGATCCTGAGCAGCAGGCAATGCTACAGCAGCAAGAGCAGGAGATGCGGCAGAAGCAGGAAATCGCGGAACGGCTTCAGATTGAGACTGCGCTAGCCGATATCCAGGCGAAGAAGGCGAAGGCGGCGAAAGATTTGGCCGATGCTGAAGCGCAGGACATCGAGAACGACGCGGTGCAAACGGGTATATCCGACATCATGGAAAGGATAAGTGGGCAAACTCGGCTGGCTTGATGATGCGGTAAAGGGGGCCGCGAGGAACCTGGACGAAGCCGCCCAAGCCGCTGCCAACCAGCTCGATATGTCCACTGCTGCGAGAATGCAAAGGGCTGCGGAGCAGGGGTTTGATACGCCTGTTTATCATTATTCAAGGCACGGATCAGACATAAAAGAGTTTGTCGGGACAAGCCAATACGATCTTTCCCCGTTTGGTATAGGGCCGCATGTTGGAACTAAGAAAGCAGCATCAGATAGGGTTTTGCATAAAGATTTGAAGGGCGCGACGTATCCGTTACTTGCGAAAACGAAAAGACTATTTCTCGATCCAGACGGGAATCCTTGGAACGAAATTGAGCTAAGTTCAGCCCTGCGTAAAATGCAGGTGGAAAGGTTTGGCGAGGATTTCGGAAATTACCAGGAAGCCCGAGACTGGTTAGCTAATGAAATGTGGGGGAAATACGATGCAATCCCCTACATTAACGATGTAGAGGATGCTGGCAGCGTTTCATACATTGAAAACCCGTCTTCTTTAAGAGGAAAGTTCGCCGCCTTCGATCCAAAGAACATCGGCAAAAACGACCTGCTAGGCGCAGCCACCATCGGCGGCATGGCTACGGCTGGCGCTGTAGGTGCTGGGGCAATGGCAGCACAGCAATATGACTTCGGCACCCCGGACTACGACGCGAAGATTCAGGAATTTCGCAATCGACGTGCGGCAAAATCGCAGATTTGGAAAGAACTCAAGCAAGCTGGCGCAACGATAGCCAGCGCAATCCCTGCGGGTATTGTTTCTGATGCGTACAGGATTGGCGGGTATCTCAGCCCTGTTACGTCATTGGATGAAACCGAGCAGGGCGCAGAAGTCATTCAAAACGCACTGATGTACACCCCTGATGGCGAAAATCGTTACTTAAACGAATTCGCGCGCCAGATTCAGCAATTTGAGAAAGATGTTCAGCCAATGGTAAACGCCTGGAAACAGACGCCGATTTACAAGGGCTACAAGCAACTTCCCGAACGGGTGCAACGGTTGGTCAAAACCGCATCCGATTACGCATTCTAGGGCTATGCCCTGAACCCTTACCGGTGAGGTTCACCGGGCAAAATCCGCTAGGAGAAAGCGCAAATGGCAGAACTGGAAATCATTCCAGAGACTTCGCTCGACCCGAGTAATGAGGTCGCTCAGGACGCCCCTGTTGAACAACAGGAAGACATTTCCGAGGAATCGTCCACCGAGGAACCCCAAGAAAGCCAGGAAGAACAGCCGAAGAAAAACCGAGGTGTTCAGAAACGGCTTGATGAGTTGACAGCAAATTGGAGAAGCGCGGAGCGGCGTGCCGAACAGCTTCAAGCACTGTTAGAGAAAACCCTGACAAAACCGTCAGAACCTCTACCAGCGCAAGAGCCTGTAAAGCAAACCGCAGAGCCTACGGTCGATCAGTTCAAAACGTATGAGGAATACGTTGGCGCACTGGCCGACTACAAAGCGGAACAGAAGTTCCGTGAATGGGAAAACCGTCAAAAGCAGACCGAAGCCCAAAAAGCTAAGGCCGAGCAGCAGACGGCATTCCAGAAACGGGCAGAAGAATTCCGCCTTGCTCACCCTGATTTCGATGAAGTGGTCTTCAGTTCAGGCACTGCTATTTCAGAGCCGATGGCTGAAGCAATCGCGATATCGGAACGAGGGCCGCAAGTAGCGTACTACCTGGGGAACAATCCCGAGGAAGCACGAAGGCTATTCGATCTTTCCCTACGCAACCCCATTGCTGCCGCTCGTGAAATTGGCCTGCTGGAAGGGAAGTTGTCCCTACCGCAGCCTCGAACGACAACCAAAGCACCTCCTCCGATTCAGCCGTTGTCTGCCGGTGGCGGGACACTTAGTCCTGACCCGGAACAAATGACGATGGATGAATGGGTGAAATGGAGGAATGCCTCACTCAGGAAATAAAAATGGCTACAAACAACCTTCTCACCCCGACGATGATTACTCGCGAGTCTCTCCGTGTTCTGCATGGAAAGCTGGGATTTATCGGTTAACTGAAGCCGCCTTGCGCCGCGAGGCGCATTGAATAACGTTGTGAACTCGGTGGAACCCTTTAAAATGTACTGCAAACTAATCGCGGTACGACATGGAAAAGACAACACCGAGCCAAGCCGTAACGAAGCTAGAAAGACAAAGGAAATCTGAAGATAAAAGGCTGGTTAAACTAACAGCCGACCCAACGTGCTCAAAGTGCAAAGTAACTAAAACCCTGGACGATTTTCCCGCCAAGGGGGTTGATTACTGGTGCCGAGAGTGCAGGAAGAATGCCGCTATAGCCGGTTACCATCGAAGACGATCCGTGTTGAATGATGGTGAACTTGCCGAATTAAAAGGCAAGATCAATAAAAGGCAGAATGCGCGCAGAGCCAAGGCTATTGCGCAAATGCCGCCGGAAATGCTTGCTGCGTATCGCGCAAGAGAAAACAAACGCAATATAGAAAAGCGGCAAAAAGTTAAAGATACCGCGTTCGCCGCCTATGGCGGCTATGTGTGTTCATGTTGTGGTGAGACACAAAAGATGTTTCTCACCGTAGATCACATGAATAACGATGGCGCGCAGCATCGACGCGAACACAAGTTAACCACGGGGACTAAGTTTTATACGTGGTTGATTCGGAATGGGTATCCAGACGGGTTTCAGATACTTTGTATGAACTGCAACTGGGGCAAGCGCATGAACAATGGCGTATGTCCTCATGTTACGGAAGGTGTAACGACTATCCCGAAAGGGAGTAGGGCCAAGCGGCTCGAAGCGCAACGCACCCCATGAGGGTGATGAGATAGTCTGCTCTGCATGGTGACATGCAGCTGGCGAAAGCCGGGGCGATAGTAGCGAAATCGCCTGAACACAAGGTCAATCAACCGCCAGTACGACAATCAGTTCGCCCGTGAGGGTGCTCGCATAGGAACCACCCTGAACATTCGGATGCCCGCACGGTTTAAAGTCCGTACTGGTGCAACTCTGAGTACGCAGGACTACTACGAGCGTTCAACTCCGCTGACTGTGACTTCGCAGATCGGTGTTGACGTTTCGTTTACGTCTGTTGAACTGACGATGAGCCTGGACGATTTCAGCCAGCGGATCATTGATCCGGCGATGACGCAGCTTGCTGCACACATCGAAAATGACTGCCTGAGTCGTGCCTACAAGCTGGTGGCGAACTACACCGGCACCACTTCTACGCAGCTCACCTACAAGCAGTTCCAGCAGGGCGGGCAGTACATGACCGAAAACCTGGCACCCGGATCAGACCGGACGGCACTGCTGACACCGGCTGCAATCGTTGAATTCAACGACGCAGTTAAGGGGCTGTTCCAGTCGCAGCAAAACATCTCTCAGCAGTATCGCGAGGGGATGATGGGCCGCACGGGCGGGTTCGATGTACTCGAAAACACCTTCCTGCCGACCCACACAAGGGGGTCGCTGGCTGGTTCCCCGCTGACCACGGGTGCTGCTCTGGGCACGTCCACCACGGCAAACGTCTGGGTATCTCAGACCGATATGTCGGTGGATGGCGCTACGTCTGCAACGACCCTGAAGGCAGGTGACATCATCACTTTCTCTGGCGTGTACGACGTACATCCCGAAACCAAGACCAACCTGGGACGCCTGAAGCGGTTTGTTGTGCAGTCGGATGTCACCCTGACGACCTCTGCCAACACGTATACCGTGACGGTCAAGCCTGGTGTGATCTACGGTTCGGGTAATGCTTACCAGAACTGCGCGCTGTCTGGCGTATCTGATACGGATGGTTTGACGGTGACCGCATTCGGTGTGGCATCGACCGCCTATGGTCAGATTCTCCAGTACCACAAAGACGCTTTCGTGTTCGCCACCGCGCCGCTGATGGATGTCTCGAAAGAGACGGGCACCTGGGGTGCGCGTGAAAGCATGGATGGCATCTCGATGAGGATTGCAAAACAGTATGACATCACGAATGACGCGATGCCGTGCCGTATCGATATCCTGTACGGGTTTGCTGGCCTGTATCCCAACCTGGCCGCACGGGGTTTCTACGCCTTGTCGTAATAGGGGAATCTGAACCGGGCTAGCCTGCCAAGGCTCTCCGGGGTTGGCGACGTGCCCTGCCCGATACGTCGCACAGGAGAAAACATGGCACTGGATCGTTGGAAGAAGAAAGAAGACAAGAAGCAACCAGAGAAGGCGAAGATACGTGTATACGTGGCTACACCGGCTTATGACGGGAAAGTGGACACGGACTATGCGGTATCCCTCGCGGAATCCTGCATGTTGGCTACGGCTATGGGGATTCACGTTACCGCTGCGGTGATGGGTAACGGGGCTTTCATTGATCTTGCGAGAAACAATTTCGTTCACATGTTTCTTGAGGAAACGGACTGCACGCATCTGTTTTTCATTGATGCGGATTTGAAATGGGAACCGAGGGCGTTCGTCGGGTTGTTGACCGCAGGCAAGCCGATTTGTGCAGGGGTTTACCGTCGAAGGCAGGAACCTGAAGACTATCCAGTCCGGTATATCGAAGAAGAAGTCGATGGCGAAGTCGGCGTCACACCAGAGGACGGCTGGATCAAATGTGATCGGGTTCCGACCGGCTTCCTTTGTATCGAGCGAAAGGTCATCGAGGAAATGGCGGCGGAATCAATTTACCTGAAGCAGGGCGGATTCCCGCCTGTGCCCAGGTTGTTTTATACGCCGATCCTTCCGGTACAGGATGAGATGCACAAGAACGGCAAACAGTTGCACACGTTCATGGGCGAGGACTATGCGTTTGCAGAAGACTACTGCCGAAAATATAAAACGCACATTCCGGTGTGGCCCAACATCTCATTCGTTCATGGTGGGTATCCCTGCAATTGGCAGGACTACATCATGCGGAAGGTTGCCGAAATCGAGGAGATGGAAAAGAAGGAGGCGGCGAATGGCTAATTCCTTCGTCAATCCTCAAGCCGAGGTGATCCACGTTCCATCGACACCGTATTGTGAGTTGTTGCTAGGTTGCGGCATGGATCGCAAGAAGGTACTGGCAAAGGTGGATGGCGAGAAGGGGTGGCAGAATCTAGTTACCCTGGATATTGATCCATCCTGCAACCCAGATTACGTGTGGGATCTGAACAATCTTCCTCTGCCGTTCCAGGATGAAGAGTTTGATGAGATTCATGCCTACGAGGTTCTAGAGCATGTCGGGAATCAGGGGGATTACAAAACCTTCTTTGCCCAGTTCACCGAATTTCACCGGTTACTTAAACCTAATGGGGCGTTCTTTGGTTCTGTCCCTTGCTGGGATTCTGAGTGGGCATGGGGCGATCCGGGGCACACCAGAGTGATAACCCCTGGATCATTGGTGTTCCTGGATCAAAACAACTACGGCAAGGAAGGCGTTCCGATGACGGACTATCGGGATACATACAAGGTGTCCTTCGAGTTGGAGGGCGTGATGGACAAGAAAGAGCGAATGTATTTCATTTTGAGGAAGAAATGAGCACCTATCGTGACGTGATTACCCAAGCCCTTGAAGAGTTGGGCGTGTTGCACGTAGGGGAAACCCCTTCGGGGGATGACGTAAATGACTGTTTCAAGCGGCTGAACCAGATGTTGCATTCCTGGGCGTTGTCCGGGATAGACCTGGAATTCACGACGGCTACAAACATTGATTCCGATGTCCCCTACCCTGAAGACCACATCGGGCCGTTTGCCGCGAATCTGGCAATGCGGCTAGCTCCTGCATACGGGGTTTCTGTAAGTCCTGAACTGGTGGCGCTGGCTGAGATTGGTTACCGGCAGGTTCAGAATGCAAACCTGAAGATGCGGAATCTCGCAGTAGATAAAGGTCTCACGTTCGGGATGCCCAACTGGTGAACCTGAACATCCCGATTCGGTCTGCCGTCGAGGGGCAGGTATCCGCTGAAAGACTGGTCAACATGTACGCCGAGCAGACGGTGGGAAAAAGCCCGGTAATGATCCGGTCTACCCCAGGGCTTAGGCTGTTTGGGACGATTGGCGAAACAGTCTGCCGTGGGCTAACGGTTCACAATAATTCGCTTTATGCGGTGGTTGGAGAAAACCTGTACAGGGTGGGCCAGGATGGCACGGAATCCCTGATTGGCGAGATCCTTGGCAACACCCTATGCGTGTTCGCATCGTCCGGTATCGAGCTTGCCATTGCGTCTGGCGGGCATGGGTACATCTTCGACACCAGCCTCACGAAGATCACGGACGAAGACTTCATGGGATGCACCGCCGTTGAGTATTTGGATGGCTATTTCATCTTTTCCAATGGGGCGGATACGTTCCAGATTTCTGCCCTTTATGCCGGTGGGGACATTGATGCGCTTGATTTCGCGTCGGCTGAATCAAACCCAGATCCGATTGTCCGGGCATTTGTGGATCACCGGGAATTGTTCCTGTTTGGTTCAAAAACCGTTGAGACGTGGGTTAACACGGGCGGGGCTGATTTCCCGTTTGAGCGAATTTCTGGCGGCGTAGCGGAACGCGGGATTGCTTCTCCCTATTCGGTAGCCAGGATCGACAATACCGTTTTCTGGCTGGATTCCGATGGTGTTGTCCGAAGGATGGGTGGTGGATATTCACCTATGAGGATCTCGACTCACGAAGTCGAACGGACGTTAACCAGCATTGATGAGGCCGAGGCGTTTGCCTTTGTCGCCCAGGGGCATGAGTTTTTCGTCCTCAGCCTTCCTGATAGGACGTGGGTTTACGATGCGGCCACGCAGATGTGGCATGAGCGGCAATCGTATAACGAGGGCGGCAGGTGGCGAGCGAGGGGCTATGCCTACTGCTACGGGAAACATTTTGTTGGCGATTACGAGAACGGCAACATCTACGAGCTGGATGAGGATGTTTTCACCGAGGCCGGTGATCCGTTGGTTGCCGAAATCGTCTTCCCCCCGATTCACAACGAGCAAAAGCGGTTCCGACTTCACCGGATCACGTTGGACATGGAAGTTGGCGAGGTAACGGATCATTCCGATCCTCAAATTAGGCTGGATTTGTCCGATGACGGGGTGGAATGGACAACTCATGGATATCGTTCCTTGGGAACTACGGGGAAACGTAACCAGCGGGTGAGCTGGAACCGTCTTGGACAACACAGAACCCTGCACATGAGATTTATCATTTCCGATCCGTGCAGGCGGGCGATGTATTCCGCCTTCGGTGAGGTTTCAATAGATCAATGAGTACGCCGAAATACTTCAACGCTCGTGACTGGGGGGCCATCCTCACCCGAGATCAGGTTCAGTATTTGTGGGAACTGACTCAGAAGGTGCAATCGGTTGATGAGAACGCCACTGCGGTCAACACGGCTGATGACATCGAGCAGGGCGATTACAACCGGTTTTACACCCTGGCAAATCAGACGGTGACCAGAAACACTGATGGCACCGTGGCAACGGTTACCCATGCGACGATTCAGGACAACACGACGTTTCTGGTGCAGACGTTTTCGTATAACTCACTCGGTCAGATTTCCGGCTGCGTGAGCGTGGATTCATCCACCAGCCCATCGAAAACCATCACAGAAACTTTCACGTATACAGGTGATGCCATTACTTCTATTGCGGTGACGGTCGCGTGAACCCTGTCGTTATCAATCAACCGCAGGGGCTGAGTTCAACGGCAAACAGTTCCACCGCGCTGCTATCTGGTGGTGCGACGTTCACCGGGACAGCAGAGCAGAACTACTTCCCCGATGTGATGGCGTCCTGTTTTGCGGATGTCGCTGGCACGCTGTACTTTGATTTTTCGATTGATGGCACAAACTGGCGCACGTTTCCCAGCAGTGGGTTTACCGTTTCCGCTGGCGTTCATGAATTCCACACTGCTGTCAAAGGGCCGAGGTACTTCCGTGCAAGGTATGTAAACGGCGGCTCCGCTCAGGCGACATTCCAGCTCAAGACGTATTACGGCACATTCCGCCAACCGTCATCGCCCATCGGCAGCACGATTGCCAGCGATGCGGATGCCCTTATAACAAAGTCCGTTATCAGTGGCGTCGGCAACGTTAATGCCACAGTCACCGACCACGGTGCGTTGCAGGTTACGTTCCCCTCTGAAGGGAAAAGTGCGTTTGGCGAATTGTTGACGGCAGAGTCAAATGCTGTTGCTCAAATTTCGTTTACTTACGGCGTCAACACGGACTACGTCGAAGTCCGAGAAAACCAATCAGGTTCCGTCACTGTAGCTGACCGTCAGGGCGTGCTGTCCACGGGCGCGGCAACCAACTCATCAGCCGAGATTCGCTCGACGCGGGTGCTGAAGTACCACCCAGGCGTTGGGGCATCAGCGCGATTC